AACTCTAGTAGACACTGTTTCTGATCGATCTTTTGTAAACCACTCATTATTGTTTTCATCATAGGCATGCATTATTCATATCTCCTTGGTTCCCATACTTGATTTTTATATACTCCACCATCTGGAACTCTATACTTCATAGAGTTTTCATAATTTTTGGTAGGAATTTTAGACGGATCTTCTATTTTAATTTCCGACTTCCAGTCCTCTCTTTTAAAAGGTATTAGTTGTGCGTAAGGTGTTCCTTCTGGAATAACCCCTTCAAAACCTTTTACTAAAAAGAAAGGCATTGAGCCAGGCAAATGAACCTTGTCATTATCAATAATTCCAGAAGTAGTTAAGAACGGCAACTCGTATCTATTAAAAGGCTGTGAGTACAAAATGCTATATCCTGGAGGGGTTTTTATTTCCCACTCTGAAAACCAAGCAAAATGATTTTCATAATATCCCTTTGGATGCTCAAACTGTGGCATTTTTTGTCTTGGAACACAAAAGTCTTTATACCTTGCATCAGCAATTGTAATTGCCATAGTGTTTTCACTTCTTTGAACAAAAGTTATATCGCAAGGAGTTCTTAGTGTATACCCTGTACCCATAACATCAAATATTGCTGGACATGCCTTCCATGTTGGAACTTTTCCTCCAACGTTTGGATCTTTCCAATATTCCCCATCTTCTTTTTTAGCAAACCTATCTGCTTTTCTATACCAGTCTGGTATTGTTTTAATTATTGGGCTTGGCAAATTACCATCTTCTGCCGTAATCCAAGGTTTGTTTGATGTAAAGGTTATTGTATTTGTCATGATCCAGTTTCTTGATAAAACTCTGGCTTATGATATTTATCACTATAGTCAAGCATAGTAACCAAAGAATATTTAGTTCCACTATCAACTGGCATTGCTCTATGCGAATACATATAGGTTGATGGGAAGATAACTACATCTCCAGCAACTGGGGTATAAAGAATGTCTTGATGCTGGAAGTGAAGACCTCCACCCTCATAGTTGTCATTGATGTATCCAACTAAAGAAACTGTACAGTTATATGAAAATCCATGGTCGTGATGGTATTGGAAGTGATCTCCCTTTTCATATTTAATAAAGTTAAAGGCTTCCCAATATCTTAGATTATGAATATTAAATTTAGCACAATAATGATCTACGACTTCCTTTTGTCTTGTATAGCAGTCGTCCCAAATATCAGCAAGTTGCTTATACTCTTCTGTTCCATCATCATAAAGATCACTCTTCTTATACTTAAAATCTACGCAATCTCTGTAGTCTGGCATCAACTCTTGATACCCTACATATGCTGGCTGCCAGGCATATCTGACTGGATTGCCATCAATAATATTTTCATTTCCACCTAAAACATTTTCTAGTCTTTCTGGAATATTCAAATCTCTTGGCAGCACATTGCTATAAACAACTATTCCGCTTCCAAGGTCTTTAAATGTAATGCCTTTTGCTTGCAAAGAATTCATCTTTTCCCCCTTTTTTTAATTATATCACAAACTATATTCTATGTCAGAAATCCACATAGGAACGCTATATCTTACAGAATTAATGCTGTCTACACGGTGTGCAAACTGGTTATCAAAATCAATATCATGTGAAGGGAAAATGATTAAACTATTAGATACTGGTGTGTAACTATGTTCCAAAAATGGAAATTGTAATATTCCATCATCTTTTAATGTAGTTAGATATAGTACTGCACTATACCTAAACTGTACGTTTATCCACCCATCATGGTCTAAATGCATTGGTACTATTGATCCAGGAAGATGCTTAGAAAGCCACATATTGGATACTTTAAGATTTTTTTCATTATACAATTCAGAAACTGTATTATTAACTTTAGGGAAAATGTTATCTTTAAATATACTAGATAAATCCTTTAACAGTGATAAATCTTCGTTTGAGTCTTGCCAACAAAAATCTTTACCAAATCTTATAGCAAATCTTTTATCATTTTGATCTGATGCAAATATTTCTTGATTGTTATCAATAAAATCAACTATTAATTTATTGGTATCATCATCAATAAAGTTTTCAATTACATTAATATGTTTCAAGAAAATACTCCCTTTTTTTAATTATATCACAGTGCCTTAAATCTTTACTATTCATACAAAGAATATTCTTTTGGCGCTGCCCAAAGAGCAATACTATATCTTGGACTTTTTATTTCTTTTACCTCATGCATAAACTGATAATCAAAGTCTATAGATTTTGATGGGAAAAGCAACAACTCGCCAGCAACTGGGGTGTAGGTAAAATTAATAAAAGGAAATTCTATAACTCCGTCATCCTGAAGAGATGTTAAGTATAAAACGGCACTATGAGAAAAGTGAGTATTTTCACCCTCATCTGTGTCTTCGTGCATGGCCACCCTAGATCCTGGCTCATGCTTTGATATCCAAAAACTAGAAACGACTAGATCTTCATTATAAAACTCTTTTATTTTTTTTAACATATTGTTAAAAATTTTTGTCTCAAGAGTCTCTATAATTTCAGAAAGTGGTGTTAAGTCTTTCTTGCAGTCTTCCCAAAAATTATCGTGCCCAAATCTCCATACATATCTTTTATTATCTTGATATACCACAAACTTTTGTATATTGTTATCTATAAAAGATATCAACTTGTCAACGTCTTCAGGCTCAATAAAGTTTTTAACCACATTGATATGATTCAATACACACCCCCTACATTGAAACTATTATCGTCTAGTTGCGTTGAATGGGAACCAAGGTGGAGTAAATCCTGGGAAGAACGGTGGAAAGAACGGGAAGAACGGTGGGAAGAACGGGAAGAACGGTGGGAAGAACGGGAAGAATGGGAAGAACGGTGGGAAGAACGGGAAGAATGGCGGGAAGAATGGGAAGAACGGTGGGAAGAATGGTGGGAAGAATGGACCAAAGGCTGGGAAGAATGGTGGGAAGAACGGAGGAGCAACTGGAGTAACAGCGTTAGATGCAGAAGATGCATCAGATGTAAGTGTTCCATTGCTTAGTGTAACTGTAAAAGTATATGCGGTTCCATTATTAAGACCAGTAACAGTAACTGGTGAAGATGATCCTGAACCTGTTATTGAACCTGGGTTAGATGTAGCAGTATAAGTAAGTGTTCCAGTTCCCTTACCTGTAAATGATGGGGCAGTAAAGGTAACTGATGCTTGTGCATTTCCACCTGTTGCTGATCCGATAATTGGGGCGTCTGGCTTACGGCCATCCTGGGAGTCTGTTATACCGATATTTTGCATAGTTAGATTATATCACAGTTTATTTGATTATCTTCTTGTTGCATCATAAGGGAACCAAGGAGGAGGGAATGTAGGTGGGAAGAACGGAGGAAAGAACGGTGGGAAGAACGGAGGAAAGAACGGTGGTGCAAATCCTGGGAAGAACGGAGGAAAGAATGGTGGAAAGAATGGTGGGAAAAATGGACCTGGAGCAGCGGGTGTTACAGAATTACTATTAGCAGAATTATCTGAATCTAATATTGTATTATTTAATTTAACAACAAATGTATACGCCGTTCCATTATTAAGTCCAGTTACTGTTATAGGAGAGCCAGAACCTGTTGCAGAAACTGCACCTGGAGAAGATGTTGCTGTATATGTTAAAGAAGAGTTTGGTTTTCCTGTATAACTTGGTGCTGTAAAACTAATGGCGGATGAGGAATTTCCAGGCTCTGCCGACACATTTGTAGGTGTTCCTGGTTTACGACCACTTGAAGAAGATATTGGTCCTATTTTTGTCATTATGCAACTACGTCTCCAAGAACTACCCACTGCTCAGTATCACGCTTAAGAAGAACAGCAGATGACCATTGAGTTCTTAATTTTAGTCCTGGTGTACCATTAACAGTAGTTGTTCCTGGGGTAGTTGCTGCAAAAGTAATTTGCCCCGTTCCAGATTGAAGAACTGTTATCTGAGCGCCAATTGGAAATGCAGTTGAATTTGTTGGAATAGAAACAGTAATTGGCAACAAGTTTGACACTTCAACTACCTTACCATTATCTGAAAGCGCAATAGTGTATGAGGTTCCTATTTGTGCATTAAAGGCAGTATTAATAACTGGAGCGTTTAAGGTTTTGTTGGTAAGAGTTGCTGTATTTGATAGTGTAACTTCTGGCGTTGTCCACTGTAGACCAGAAGTTGTTGCAGAATTTGCAGAAAGAACCTGTCCATTTGTTCCTACAGACAAAATTGAAAGAGTATTATCTGCAGAAGCAGAAATAATATCACCTTTAGCATTTAGATCTGTTTTTTGTATTGTTGTAGATAAATCAACGTTATCAATCTGTTCCTGAATATTGTTAATTGTATAAGCAATTGATGGGTTAATGAGTTCTGCTGCATTGTCTTCATTAATGTCAAAGTCATAAGATCCATAATGATACAAGCGTAGAGCAGCCTGAATGTCTGCAGAGTCTGCATACCCTGGAATCTTTGTTGGTACTAGTTGTCCTATATTTTCTGCTGCCATATTTTCACCTCTTTAGATTATATCACAGTTAGTTAACTAAACGCTAAGCATTAACCACTGTTATAAAAATGTGTGTGGTAACCCCTTCGTCTAGATTTTGCCATGTTCCAGAAACTAATTCTGATGCTAAAAAATTAATCACTAACTGGGTACCAGAACCAGTAATGGCTGGAACTTGCATAGAAGATGAAACTGGGTGAGTGTGTGCAATACTATACTGAATACTAAAATTGTCTGCTGTAAGGGGGGTTCCAGAAGAAGTAACAATATTGGATATTGGTATTACGATTTGAGCAGAACCATCATTGTATGTGGTTAAAAATCTTTTAGAATATATTGTTGGATTAATTCTTAAAATCTCTACCCACAGATTTCCTCCAGGCTGAGATACATACTGATACATGTACCCATAGTCTGCTCCTGGAGATGTATTTATATACAAATCATTTAAAAATACCTGCTTACCAAAAATAGTACTACCTGACATAAGAGTATTTGGATCTCCAGACCCGACATAGGTTTGGCTTCCTCTATCACCTTGTGGACCAACATCAACCAGCAGTTCTACAACTTCTGGGGGACCAAATACAGTTATATCTTCATTACTAAGAAGAACGTCTGTCATACAACTGCACCAGTAATATCATCGGTAACAGTTATGGTTCCAGTAAGTAGGGTAAATACCTGAGACTCATTATCTATTTGTATATCATAAACATATGTTCCAGCCTCAAGGTCTCTACCAACTGATGGAGTGATAGTACAAGTTACTACGTCTGTTACATCATCTACAACTGCATCTGCTTCGACCTGACTAAGCACTCCAGAAGAGCCTCTTTGATCTGCTATAGTAAAAAGACCCGTATACCCTGATAGATTAAAAGAGGAACTATCGTTAGAGTTTTTTGGTCGGACAACAAACTGAGCGGTGTCACCACGGTAGTAATTAAAATTATAGGTGCTTGGAAAAGCCATAGAAATCCTCCTGCTTTATTATATCACGAAACAGACACGTAGATAGACTTAATGATTGCTTCGCAGGGGTTGTCTGTTCTTATCTGTGGTATCCCACCAAAATTTTGAGACTCTGAATCATTTACAAAAAGTTGCTGGTTTACAGAAAAATCATAGTCATATTGATATTTTAAATTTCCTACATATTGTGTTGGGCAATCGGCCTCATCTGACATTAATGTTCTCATCCAAACCTCGGTATTATTACTATATGTAGTCAAAGAGACATTATAACGAACCGTTACAATAGACCCTATTTCAAGGGTTTTAAAGTTGAGTCTTTTAGTATTGTCATTCCACAAAGAAACATGGCCTTTAGGTAAATATAGTTCATTGGTCTTGGGGCCAGAACCAGAGATTATTAAACTTACCCAACCGTCTTCTCCCTGATCTACCCCTGTTCTTTTTTGCTTTAATGTTTTATTTTGATAATATCCCCAGCCTATCTGCTGTCCTGAAGGAGATAAGACACTCTTGCCATCTAAACCATTCTTACCGTTTTTTCCATCTTTGCCCGAATCACCCTTTTCACCTTTATCACCTTTTGCCCCTTCTGGTCCTTGAGGTCCTCTTTCTCCTTGAGGCCCCTGCGGTCCTTGAGGTCCTGGAACTGGAAGAAATGACAAAGTATTATCTTGAACTTGAGACTGAGCAACTTGCTCTGCATAATTAGTTTTTCTAAATGGAGAGTCCATGCTTTTTGATATAGCCATAGACCTACTTCTTTACTTTAAAGATAGTCCCATTTATTTTTATAACTGGTGGGAGTTTAGTGTTTTTGTCATTAATTTTAATTATCACAAACTGCCTCCAGGAGTAACATCTCCAAGAACACATATAGTTCCTATGACTGGAGTCCAAGTAATTGTAGAAGATCCATCTGGGACAATTGCTTGTAAATCAAATGATAACTCAGCAACCACAGACTTATATTCAGCACCCCAGTTTGTTGTTGTTTCAGATGGGGCAGTAACTGTTATAACACTTCCATCAACTGTAACTGGAAGGTCATCTAAAAAGTTAAAGACTGGATCATATGCTGTTGCGGAGAATGTCCAGCCTTCGGTATCAAACTCTGTAACTTCATCGTTCTCAAGAAGGGATACGGTAAATGAGGCAGAGTCTCCTCTAACCACCGTCCACTGTATATTTGCTGGAGTGGCTCCAAATTTTTCGATTGTAGGAGAGCACATATCATTGATTATACCATAATAAATAAGGTTAGCCCCTAGGAGCAGTGGGTGGGGTGGGGTAGCAAACCTAGGGACTAACTCTTAGATTATATCTTATTATTTGTATAGTTATTCATTTACGTATAAAACCAGGAGTTTATTAAATTGTTACCTAATTGTTACAATCCTAAATGTCCGTTTTGTAATGTTATGTACAATTAGCCAGGGTATTGAGTAGTGTATACTTAAAATATATAAAGAAAAGAATATACTGTAAAAGTTATATACTTATATATATTATATATAGAGATTACTTTTTATTATGATCTGTAATATGTTCAATTAATAGATCAAACATCTTGTCAGTCTTATCCTCTAATCTGGTGACTGAATCTTTTAGTGATGATCCTGAGTTCGGCTTAAGTTCGCTTAAATAGTGCTTGATTAGAAAATTAATAACACCGAATATAACTCCGCCGATTGAGAGTACAGTGAGAATGAATGCAGCCCAGTCTTGTGGAGTCATAAGGTTTATTATATCACTATATAAGATTAAATTAGTTCATAATAGTTAAGATTTATGACTCTTCTAACCTTTTGATCAGTACAACTAGTAGAAGTATGTGGCATATTATTGTTAAACACTAATAGTCTATTCTCTATGCATTCTACTTCTGTACCGTCCTCAAACCTAGTAACGCCATCGGTTGTATCTAAATAATATACCGCTGACTTTAATAACTTTGCATCTTCAAAATCTGTATGGTATCCAAACTCGTTACTTACTGGATTCCTAGTAACCAAATTTGCCTTTACTCTTGCAATTGCTGCTGGATTTATTTTGTTTATTAAAGGGTATATAGATTCAAAGTGTTCTGACATAACTCTATGATTTTGATAAAACATATGAACAAATTGAAAGTCATATGGGCCAGTGCTTACTTCAGTCGTAATAGAACTACTATATCCCCAAGGAAATCTTGGATCGCATACAGTGTTTTTAACTTGGTTAAATTCGTTAGGTAACAAAAAGTTATCGAATATTTGATATGACATATCTACCCCCAAATATAACTATACCATTGTTTAAGATTAATTACTCACAAATATATGAGAATGACATGTGGAACTTATCTGCCGTTGACAAGTTTATTGGACTATTATGATCAAACGGCTCATCCTTTGCAGAACTACCGATATTCCATAACGTCATTGTTGTGCTAGATGGAGTTAAGTGTCCTTTAATACTATAGTGATCTATACCTTGATTTACTATATCGTGAATAGATCCACCATATACATCTGTATGATATTTTGATGTAAATGGAAGTGTAATTGAATAAGAACCAGTTCCAAAATTAGTAACAGTTGTACATAAAACATCTATCTGCACAATAATTAAATTTCCAATTTTAATATAAGATCCAGTTGCTGGTGTATTTGTAAATGCTAAACCAGTTCCAGACCAAACTGGACTATAAGTGTGTATTGTAGATGTTACTAAGCCGTCATCAATTGGAGACACATCAAGTGAACCAATATTAGGATGTGTAAACCGTGCCATTAGTTCTTATGTTCCAATCCCATTGATATAACTGCAGCATTAAGAGAAGTCGATGCAACAGCATAAATGTGATCTTTAGATGGAAGTTCAAAAGAAATCGAGTGGTTTGGCAAAATTCTAAATCCGTAGTTAGAAG